TTTCTATATATTATTATACTCTTTTTATTTTACTAAGTCAAACAAAAAAATAAAAAAATATTCAAAAAAGTATTGACAATGTAAAACAATTGGAGTATACTAAGTATAGAAATTAGAGAGGGGCGGTTAAGAATGTTTGAATATCTTGAAATGAGGATATGGGGAGATGGTACAGAGCATTGTGTTGCGTATAATAATTTTGCACTTGATGATAGAGAAATCTGGTACGGGGCTTCTTACGAGCTGGAAAACGACAATAAACATAATACATGGAGCATTAACCTTTACAATCAAGATGGGTTTATTAAAAAAGTTGCTCAAGGCAAAGAAGAAACGCTTTGTTTAGACGAATTCAAAAAATGGTTGAGTGAGCATAAAGTTAATGATGGATACATGAATTTCCTTAGAGAAAACAAATGGTACTGTGAAAAATATTCTCAAGCAAACGGAGTAAAATTTGTAGCGTAATCGCCAGACGCGCCGGGCAACGTTCCCAGAAGAAAGGATTTGTATATGAAAGTTATAAAAAAGAAAATAAAAGCAGATGATTGTGAGTTAACAGATGATTATGAATTTTGTTTTGGGTGTGGGAAACAAATAAAAAATGAAGAATATATAATTAATTTTGGGAGTGATGCAACAACGTTTACATTTTGTAAGACTTGCATTAAGAGGGTTAAAAATAAGATTGATAAAGCGCTTGAATAGAAGATTAATTGAATAGTATTAAAATAAATAGCCGACGGGCTTTAAACGTAAGGGAGAAATTATGAAAAAATTTGAAATTGGAGAAACAGTTTTTTGCTTTTACGGTGATACATTACCGTGCGTTGAATGCCAAATATATGGAAAGGCAAGGCTAACTTTAGCGGGACAAATAGTACAGAATTGTATGTTTCATGATGGTTCTGACGCAGAATTTCTAATAGAACATATTTTTGCAACGAAAGATGAATGCTTAAACTACTATAAGAACATAATTAATCTTACGCCGCATGATATAATCTTGTGCGATGAAAATGGTACAGTTATACAATCAATCCCATCAACGGGCAAAATAGCCCGTGCACAGGAAATACGTACACAAATTGACGAAATTAATGGTATCCCGGTTTATAAAATTGAATACGGGAATACAATTGACTTACCGGAGCCGCAAGATAATACCATTTATATTGTGTCGTCATTGACGGCACAAGCTGCAAAAGATAGAACAGATTTATATATACCGGCTGATAGTGTACGCGACGCTCACGGTAAAATTATTGGCTGTCGCGGGTTAGCAAAAATTTAAACGTGGGAGGGAAAAAGCATGGTTACAATTAAAAATCCTATTCAGTTCCCCATATGGGAGAAATTTAAAAACCGTGATTTTTATGGAGCAATCGAAACTATAGAATATTCTGTTTGCAATTATGATAATGAAAAGATTTTTGCTAATTGCCGTTGGTGCTATGAGGACGCAGACAGCAAAAAAGAGTTTCCATTTACGGAGCAAGGATATAAAGAAGCCTGCAAATGGATTGAGGCACAACGCATAAATCTGATTGAGAAACTTTTATAATAAAATAAAAAAAGTCTCGGAACAACTCAAAGCCTTGTAATCTCGTGTATATTACTTAACAAAGGAATAAAAAAGGATAGGCGTACTATAGAATTAATGCAGTATTTTGATATAGTAGGTTATGATAAAAAAGACCCATGCTTTGATGAATTAGGGATTTTGCTTCATGGCAAAAAAGGATGGGCAAAAAGGGTGGAACAATCGAAACGGCTTGACCAGCTTTTAGAGGAGGCTAAAGAAAATATAATAAAAAGAGATTCAGCCAAATAAAAAAAGCCCCCGGATATTACTCCGAGGGCTATAATTATATTCCGCGGTCGTGATTCCGGCCACGCTATGCTTATGTAGTCGCCTGTGTTGGCGTTTTAGCGGCTGTATCCGCTGGGGCAGTAACTTTACTTGCATCTTTAACAGCCACGTTTGCAACCTGTGTAGCTGCCGGATTTGCCTTATTATATAGGTCATTCCAAACGCTTTGTATCTCATTCTTTACAGCCGTTTCGTCAAATGCAATGTGATGGGCTGTGCAATAGGATTTCACGGAATCCATAACATAATCAAATTTCTTTTCGCCGCAATTGTCGGGAAAAAATGTTTTAGCGGCCTTAACTCCACTTTCAATCAGCCCCGATATTGTTATAAGCTGATTAGCCGTGAATTTTGATTTTAGCCATGGAATTAAGTATGCAGTAATCAGCCCTGCAAAGATTGTACCGAGTACGCCTATAATTGCCGTAATAATCGATGTTACATCAATAGTCATATAAAGTCCTCTTCCTGCCGGGTTAACCGGCCATATTATTATTGTCGTCTGCCGGCATGTTCTCTGCCGGCATGTTCTCTGCCGGTGGTGCTGCCGATGGGTCTGTATAGTTTGCCTGCTGTTCCTTTTGCTGCTCCGCTTCCATCTGCGCCGCGTTAATGGCGCTTGAAGCAGCGGAGGATAAATCACCGCCCGAAGAAATTAGCCCCGAAATAGCCGCCGTAGCTACTGGGTGGTCTGCTATCTGCTGCATTGCTGTTTTGGCTATATCTTTAGGGTTTGTGGCAAGCTTAGAATGTTCAAAACCGGATTTAAGCGTGTAAGCTATGATTGTGCAGCCAAAAGCTATCGCGTCGTCCTGCATAATTGCCGGTGCGTCTTGCAACCCTGCACGCCAACCTTTTAAAACAACTATTGTGACTAATGTCTCTGCGATAAATGCGATATTACAGTAGATTTTAAACGTCGGATAAGCTTTCCATTTTGCATACAATTTATGAAACATGCGGCCGCCGCCCTTAAGAAACCGTCGCTGTAAACTTTTTCATGCCATTTACAAATACACCGGCGCACTGCCCTATACCGCCGGCTGCTTTTAGCTTAGTTAGATATTTACCACCGCTATATGTTTGCCCTGCCGTCTGTATTATTGCGCTGTTGCCGGTTGTGACGGCTTTAGAGCCTGTCGCTATGGTATATGTCTGCCCGCGCTTAATCTTCATGTCTATAGTAGTATCGCAATAAGCCGGGCTAACAGCCGCCGCCGCACTAACAACCGTATTGTAAGACGGCAAAGTATACGCTACATTTATCATGCAGTTATGTACAGCCGTTTTAAACGCCGCCCAAGCCGCCGGGTGGTCTACATAGTATTTAGGGCATACCTTTTTTGTCACGTCATAATGCCTTATTACGCCGCCGCTAAGAGGATTTAAACCGTATTTCTTACAGAGTGAAGCGGTTAATTCAATCAGCGACTTTTCCGAAGCGGCATTAAACTTCCCTGTGCTGTCCGGATGGCATGTTTCTATGCTGATTGTGTATCCGTTAGCTTGATTCGTGCAGTAGCTCCATTCCGTCTCCGGGATTAACTGTACAATTTCGCCCTGTAGCCCCACGGCATAATGGCACGATGCAAACCGTTTCTGCGCAATGCATGTACTATTAAAATAATCATGCTCATTTTGTGCGGAAGCGTCGGGGTCACCTGTATAATGTATCGCTATGGCTTTTATATGCTGCAACCGTATTTGTGGCCTTGTATACTGATTCGGCGTTAAAAGTTCCTGCTTAATATTCATGCTGTATGTTCCTCCCTATCCTTTTCAAGGACTGTAATTCGTGTCTCGTGGTCTTCCAACCTTTTATTTGTTTCTTTTTGCGTGCTTTTTATTTCTGCCATATCTTTTCCTATTCCTGACATGCCACTGCATATATTGTCTAATTTTGTATTTACCGTGCCTTTCCATTCGGCATCATCGGATATTTTTGTATCGCGCCGCGTTAGCCAGCCCGCCAAACCTACAAAACACCCAATTATAGCTATTAAGATACTAATGTCTGCCGTCATAACGTCACCGCTTTACGTTTTTATCATTGAAAATTTTTTCGTCAAGCTTTTTAGCAATATAACGCTGTTCAGACCTATGCACGTAATAAAGGAAAATCCCGCCGAAAAGGAATACTGTGCCTACTATGTTTATTGGAAACCAAGAATCCGCTTTTGCAGTGTCCCATGTTGTGAAATAATGTTCCACTTGTGCCGCTTTTACTTTTCCTATGCCGTCTATTTTCTTGGCATCGCGTATATCCGTGTATGGCGCATTTGCTTCAAGCTTTTGTATTGTAATAGTGCCGATTTTTTGTATATGAGTGTCTTTCCAGTCTGCGGCGGTCATACGGTTTATATTTACAGGCGCATTAAAATAGCCCCACACATCAATCGTGAGGCCAAATAAAATAAAAGCAATTATAAAATATAGTTTGTGCCGCCGAAACCATGCGGCGACTTTTTCTTTCACCATGGAAGTTCCTCCAACTGTGTCCTCTCGGAATCAAGAATATATCCCGCATTTTTAAATCCATCTATTATGGCAAATACTACCAGCTTCATAACGTCCGATTTTTGGTAATCATTGTCATGGTAGGCTGTAATAAGCGAAACAATCGTGTATGTAGTAGTGCCATTTGTAAGGATTATTGCTCCGGTTGTCGTAGGGGCTGTAAAAGTATATCCGCATTCTGTAAATAGGTCTTGCGCGTCAGCCGTTGTTATCATTCCTGCGAGCCAGCAGCACAAAACGCGTAATAGATTTTGTACCAATGAATACATTCCGCTCTTTATCAAGTTTTCAAGTTTTTGCTTGTATGTCATATTACGCACCGCCTTTCAAAGATAAATAGGTGTCTGCCATAATTTGTGCGGATTCAAGCGAAGCGACTTGTCTTTTTTCGTTAGCCGTTGCTACCAAAGCATCACTAAGTTTATTCGCCGTATCCGCAGGCATTGCCGCCCAATTTACGCTATAAGGGAAACCGTCTTGTGTTGGAATATCCCTCAACGATTGTTTGTATGTAGCCCATGCTAATTTTTCACTGTCAGACATTGCCGTCCATTTTTCGGGGTTACAATGTTTGATATCACAATTGTTTAACAAACTATCCCGATAATCGCGTACTTTTTGTGCCTCCGTGCCTTTTTCAGCGTCCTTTGCTTTTGAAAGCCACGTATTATAATCAGCCATAATCTGTGCTGAAAGCGACGGATTATAATTTATTTCTAATTCGTACTTTTCGTAATCCCATGAAGAAACTGATTGCCCTGTCATGCCGTCTACAACTGCGTTTGAAACAATATTGGTATAAAATACTATTGTGCACTTATTTCCATTGCGTAGGATTTCAAACGCCTTGTTTGGCATAACCGTACTTGAAATTTTCACGCCTTATTACCCCTTTCATTCGTTTTACATTGATATAAGGCTTAATCCATTTTTGATATAATTGATAACTATTTGAATGTTTAATCCACCCTAAATATGAAATAATCGACATGCAATTATGTTTGTTATAAGATTTATTTTTATATACTTTTCGTACTTTTCTTGATATTCTTAGCATAATTGAACGCCGCAAAATAGTTTTATAATGAAAAAACCGATAACCTAAAAAGTCAATGCCCCTCGAATCTGTTTTAAATTTTTGCCATTTAGAATTTAATTCTAAGCCGATATTATTTAAATATTGTTCAATAGCAACTTCCATTTTACCGAGCTTTCGTTTATTTGAGCCTAAAATTACCATATCGTCCATATAACGCACATAATATTTTGCATGTAACTTTTCTTTGATACAATGGTCTAAACCTTGCAAATAAAAATTTGCAAACCATTGACTTGTTACATTGCCAATAGGCAAGCCCTCTTCCGTACTATCTATAATTTGATAAAGCAATTTAAGCAATTTTTTATCTTTAAACTTGTACTTTAGCATTTCTTTTAAACATTTGTGGCTAATTGACTGGTAAAAATGATGTACGTCAAGCTTTAAACAATATCTCGTTCCTTTAAAATCGTTATGCAGCCATCTTTCAAGGTATCGCTTTGCATATGATGTGCCTCTGTTAGGTACAGAGCCGCATGTAAAAACATACATACCTTTTGTAAAATACGGAATTGTTTGTAGCAATACAGCCCATTGAATTATTTGGTCGGGATAAAATTTAGGAATACTGATTTTACGTTCTTTCTGCTTTGAACCCTCTTTTATTATTTTTTCGATATACTTTGACGGCCTGTAAGTTTGAGTTATTAATAAATGTTGGATTTCATCTATGCAATCATTTTTATTAGCCAAAACACGTTTAACTATATTCCGATTTTTCTTTTGTTTTGAAGCGTTAATTATAGCATTTTCTATGTTTTCTCTACTATAAATTTCTTCATATATATTTCCATATCTTTTGATATTAAAACTTCTTTCTTATTTACCTCAAAGGCTTTCAATTTTTTACTAACCTCTGTCGCAACGGCGAATTTTTAGCAAGAGCTAAGGCTTTATAAACGCAATAAATAAAATAAGATAGCGAAGCGCCAATGTTCGTGTTCGTGTTGGAAGCCGTG